GTATTAGCACCATCGGCAATCCGAATAACATCTTTCGCCGTTGCGCTGCCATCAATGTCTCGAGACTTGATGGCTAGGCGTCCATCTTGCCCGGAATAGTAGATGTCATAGCCGTGGTTATTGGCAGATCCATCACCGGACCCCTGTTCCAAACGAAGGGTACCATTGCCAGTTCCCGATGCCGGGATTTGGACTTTGATGATGGAATCCCCAGTGCTACCAGTGGTCGTGAGTTGCACTACCTGAGTCGCAGATCCTTCCTGGGCCAGTAGGTTCCCTTTAATATTCACAGACTGGTCTTGCTCAATAGTCATAGCCGTTGCCAGTGTTTCAGAAGCATTGGGTGTGGTGAGGAACTCAATAGACCCAGGCATGTCAGAAAGATCACTGCCACTTGTCAATGGTTCACCGTTAATGACAAAACGGATTTCTGCCACGGCAGACTCAGTATCTGTGCCATTAGAGCCAAAGGCAACAATCCGGCCTATGTATTCATTGTCCGCAACTACCGTCTGGCTTCCTATGGTTGCGTTGCCACTTTTTACAAACGCTAGCATCGGGCCGAGGGCGTCTGTAGTGCTATATAAACCAAGGATCATAGATGAATCTGCCCCAGTAGTTCCGAGTACCTGGAACTCAGGAGTCAGATCTGTGTCACCATCCCCATCGGAGATGGTGACCTGAGACGCATTGCCAATTATCGTACCCGCAGAAACCCCAACCACCAGTCTGTCTGAGACGGTACCAGAGTCATCACCCTGAATGATGTACGCATTGGCCGACGTATCGTAGAAGGTGTTGATCCCCTCCTCGAAAGTGCCGTATCGGAGATTCTCTCCATCTTGAACTGTTCTCGTTGTCATTGCTTCACCTCTCCATCACTGGATTGAATGGTATCTAGGGGTCAGTGTGTCTTTCCTTCTAACATCCGAAGCCTTCCACTCACGTAAAACAGAACCTAGATCCTTTCTCTGTTCCGGTGCCATGGCTGGCCTTTTTGATTTCTCCTCTTCTTCGGCATTCCATAAGTCCACTTGCCTTTCCAGGTACTTCTGTTCATATGCCTGGACTAAACCAAGATCTTCATACTCATCGTCTGCCAAGAAAATCTTCCAAATACTCCTCTTCCCAGAGATCATATCTTTGACCTCGTATGAAAAACCATCCCTGTGCCAGAACCCTATCGCATTTTTGCGGTCAAATACCTGCCTAGCCATTAACGCTACTCGACTCCTCGCCTACGGGTCTATTGTTAAGTACATAAAACCAAAGTCTGCATCAGCAGGTTGTGGCCCCAAAGCGTAACCGATACTCTGGTTGTCCGGGGCACCGCTGCTGTCAAGAAGTATGGCCGCTCCAGCAGCACCTGTTTCTGCTGATGCTAGCTGGTCACCGATGACCCAAGTGGTGCCCGTATTCAGCAAAGCACACGGCCCCCACGTCTGAATCCATCCATAATAATCTAATGTCATAGTCGTTGGAGATACGCCAACCGCTGCTTGGGTTATACTGGTGGGTTGCACAATGATCTCGCTGTACATGTTGGGCATAACGCCGAACAATGAAGAAGTGGCGGTCAGGGCTATGACGAACCCATCGGGCTCATCAATGGTGAACACACAACCAGCCGCACTCGAAACAGCGGTATTGGACAGGATCGGGTAGATTTGCCCTTCCCCTGCTCCATCGTTAGTGTACAGCCACCCTTCCTTGTACTGATCTTCGGTGACTGTAAGTGAGGTCCCGGTGGTTATAGTTGTGGCCCCTACGGCAGCACCAGCAGACCACGCTAAATCCATATCGTGAGCAGCAGTCGCTGCTACCGGCTGAACTAACCGCCCAGATGCTATCTCGGTCCCACCGACAGCGGCATACCTATACGCCCTGCCATCAGCAAAGGCCATTCGAGTCCCCAGCTTGTGACGCTGATTGGAAGTTAGAACTTTCTCCCAGCCCGGTCTTCCATAAATTGTATTCGGAAATGACATTTTTCAAACTCCTTATTTACAGGTTCTATGTCCTGCGACCACCGATATTACGGGCCTCGGCAATCGTTACGGCCCTTGCTTTACTTTGATCTACCCTTGAATGGCTCCTCCCTTGTTTTAGCGCAACCCTCCACGACGCACGGAGCCCCTAGCCTTTTGCTGTAATACGTGTGTTTGTGCTTACCACTAGGAGCTGGCACCTCGTCAACTGCTATAGGAGGAGGCGGTGCTGCCACCGGGGCCACACCCCGGATAGGGATTCCGTATTCTTTCGCCTGTTCCGCAGTAGGAGCATATGGGACCAGAGCCCCAGTGTCCGGCGGGATAAGGGTCATCCCCTTCGCCATGTATAACTGGGTATGGTATGCATCCGCGGGCAATAGGTTGGGCATCTTGACCCAACCATTCCCCACTGGCTTCCACCATTGTGCGCGAGGAGCCGGGGTATTGATGAGTTCCATCGCAATACCCTTCCTCGCGAGTTGCTGCTCCAGATCCTTACGGACCTTTAACTGCTGCGGTGTTGGCATTATTTACGTCCTATTAACTAGTTGCTGGGTCGGCTGCATCATAAGTGAGTGGTGCGCCACGAGTGTCGTCAAACTCGAAAGCCGCATAGTCCTCGACGTATACGAGCTCCCAGGCCCTCAACGAGAGGTCATTGGTCTTGCCCTGGAACGGCTCTTGTGACGTTAAAGTTCCCAACGCATCTTTGCCCATGATTGCGCCGATCATGTCATCACTAGAATCACGGCTAATATTGCCAGTCTCGAAAATGGGAACCCCCCAGATGGCATGCCCAGTCCAGGCATTCTGCAGGAGTCTGGCAGAGTAACCCTCGGGCAGTGGGCGGACAGTGCCGCTACCTACCGTGGTCGTGTCTCTTGCCAACCGCATGGCACTGTTGGGATGCACAATCATAGCCAGATCTTCGCCGTACTTATCAGTCTTGGCAATGGCTACACAGCTTGTCGCATTGGCTGCGCTGAAAGCCGCTGCTGCTGCTCCCAACGTAGTCCCCCCGTTGAGCCCACTGAACAGGTTGATGAGGTCCGCTTCCCTCTTTCTCTTGGAAGCATCACCAAATTGCCTGCCAGCAGTCTGGAAGTTGGCCGCCACGTTCTGCCGGAGCAGTTTCCACGACAGCACTACCTTTGCGCCCACCTCAGAGGTCGTGACGCTCACAGAGGACATGCCCAAGTCCTGCTCATCTACCATATCCTGTCCCTCAGAGAGGTCAGAGATAGTGAACTGCCCGAACTTAGGGAAGATGCCAGTATCCTCACCCTTCTTCAAGGTGAAGTGGCTAACCAACCCCCACACGGGGGCATTGTGCTCGGCTGTGAACCTAGCAGTCGAGATCATCTCCTTGCTAGCAGCCTCCAGGGCTCCAGTGGTACTTATCGTTGGCATCGCTTATCTCCTCATATGATCTAGGAATACTTTGTACTCTGCGTCAGATACACCGCTAGGTCCAAACCGAGCCATTTTCTCCTGAATATTCTCCAAGTTAGACCCAGAGGTGGCCCTTGGTGTGTCAGACTTGAATTCTTGCACCGGAGTCTTTGCTTTTAGTAAGTCGGCGATTCGCCAGTCCGCTGCGGCAGCGTGCATCTGGTATGCATCCCCGATTTCCTCAAGGTGTTCGCGAGGCACACCATATTCTTTGGCAAACTGATTGATCACTATCTGTTTTGCTTTCTCGTTTTTAACGGCTTTAACGTAATCTTCTTCCAGTTGTGTTTCACGCTGCCTAAGTGCTTGCTCTCTAGCCTGGAGGTTTCGCGTAGCATTGATGCTCTGAGCGATCTGGTCCGGCCCGTATCCAGCCTGCTCATACATGGAACGCATTTGTTCAATTTCCATTTGATTCTGGTAATTGACGCGTTCGTCTTGAAGCCTGCGATTTTCTTGACGAAGGGCGTCAGCCTGTTGCATAGCCTGATGCATCTGGTGCTCAGCAGCCGTAGGCTGAGGCGGCGGCGCAGGAGTAGGAGGAACATCAGGCGTTTGTTGCGCTGCCGTTCTGGGGCTAGCACCATCCGTCTCTTGACCAACTGGGGCTTCATCCCCTCCCGCCACCATAGACGTCTGGTCTTCTGCACTGTCAGGAGCGAGGTCTTCAAACTCCTCTCCCCCGACTGAGGTGCCACTATCCTCCGTAACGCTTAGTGCTTCTCCTGCGTTGCCGGGTAACTGCTTCGTTACCATAAACCCTCCAGAAAATAGAAAATCGCCAGTATGGCCTTCTGGCGACTTGCACACTCATCTGCGTAGATGGAAGGGGAATCTGGCGACTAGCGCACTAACGAGCTATTCAGTTGTAAATACTTCTTAACATAGCTTCTTGTAGCTTGTCAAGCCGTCTGTCCAGAACGGCTGTTACGCCACAGCCCCGGCAAGTGATCTTTAGCATACCATCAATAAGCCCGTCTGCAACCTTCTTGTTGCAGTTAGGACACCGTACTGGCTGCCAGATCATCATTGGGCACCCCGTGTTATCCCTGTCTGGTATCTATGCATTGACCGTAGACGTTGGCTTTCCAGATAACGCCCCCTTGTGCGAGAAGGAAGCACTGCCAGTATCGCGGGAGGAATAGTTTTGCGGTTGGTATTCCGTAGGATATATTGACGCTGTGAATAGCTCCAACTTCTAACCAAGCGGTCATATAAGGCTTCAAAAGCATCACTATTGAAGTGCTTTGCCTTTCCTTTAAGTTGCGTAACAACGCGTGGGTCATCAAAGAGTGCCTGGTATTCTGCCCAAGCGCGCTTCTTTGGATCGGGGTCCTTTAGGTCAGGTTCGTCAAACTC